AATATGATAAAATTAGATACATATTTAACAGATCCAGTAGAATTTTATAAGTGATTACATTTGGTTATATGAAATATTTTTCTTATATTGCTATACATGCAAATAATCGAAGATGAAATAGAGTTACAACGAGTGTTAATATCATTAAATACTGGAAATTCGTTCTGGATACCGATATATTCTGATCCATTCCAGCATTACATGAATAATCGTATTAGTTTTATATACATATATTCAATTGCAGATGATATTGATTATATGTTACCTTTCCGTCATATGGACTGTATAAACCTCAATACCGAACGTTTACAGGACCTTACTAGTAGTCATGATATATATGTCTTAGCTAAGAAACGGTTTGCTCATTTCAATGCTAATAAATGTTATGATGCGGATATGGTTGCATGGTGGCAAACGCATAAAATGTTACCATTAAATGAAACAAATACGACAGCACATGATGTTTGGAATCGATGGTGGCATAATGAAACAAATACATATGACTGGTTGCCAATAACATGTCATATAGATCGGTGTATTGCAATGCGTGTAAAATTTATGGAATCGTATGCAACTTTTGAAAAAACAGATAAATTTGAAGCATATGAACAGATGATTATAGATAATTTATATGCAATAGAAAATTCTGGCTTGCAAGTCAATTATACAAAATTTTTAGAAAAATTTAAATCAAATGGCATTCATAATCATAAGGCATATTCTGAATATAATATGTATACAACTACCGGCCGGCCTTCTAATAAATTTGGAGGTGTAAATTATGCGGCATTGAATAAAGAGGATGGTTGCCGAGAATCATTTGTAAGTCGTTGGGAGAAAGGCATGTTATTGGAAATGGACTTCGATGCATACCACCCACGCTTAATAGCAGATATTATAGGATATGATTTACCAGAAGGCTCTATCCATGAATATTTTGGTAAACAATATTTTGGAAAGGAAGAGTTATCTGAATCTGAATATGAAGATTCTAAAAAAATTACATTCCGGTTATTATATGGAGGTATAGATAAAGACTTTGAAACAATACCATTTTTTGGTAAAGTTAAAGAATTTATAAAAGTGTTATGGTCTGAATTTAAAAAGAATGGACATGTACTTACTCCATACTTTAAACGACCTTTATATGCCAAACATTTACATGATATGAATCCTAATAAATTGTTTAATTACTTATTACAGGCTTCAGAAACCGAAAATAACCTGCATGTAATAAATGATGTGAATGCATTGATATCAGAATATAACACAAAATTAATATTATATACATATGATTCATTGCTATTTGATTTTGATTTACGTGATGGTAAAGAATTAATGATAAAAATAAAAAATGTTATGTCACAATCAGGTAAATATCCGGTTAAAATTAAAGCTGGTGTAAATTATCATGTCATGTCTGACATGACTTCTAAAATTGTTTAATATTTATTTAAAAGAAAGTGTTTATGAATAAAGATAGCATTATACGCGAATGGTTTTACCGACTTCCTAATGGATATGCAACAGCGCCTTATTCAAAAAAAGAAATACATGTATTACATGAAGTTCTAACAGAGAATGGAATGAATGGCTCTATTTTTGCAAAGGAAGTAGATCAATTAGACCAAGCATTTCATGATGCTACTCCAATTGAAGATGAAGAAGCTGTTAATATAAGAGAAGCATTAGTTAGTATTGGAGATAAAAAATATCAATTAAATAAATCAGAAATTGAAAAGATTACTGGATATCTAGAAAAGGATATGAAGAAAAAAGACTTTAATCCAATGGGTAGACAAATAAAAACTACATCTGGTAAAAGTTTATTACCAAAAGCTAAACGTATGATAGGCAAATTTGCAGAAGAAGGACATTGGCAACAATGGTTAGATACAGTAGAAGGCATCATACCAGACAAAAAATTACAAAAACTTTACTTCACTTTATATGATATTACATCAGCAACATATACAGCAAAATATATTGACGAAGTTTTAGATGAATTATATAGCGCAGATCCAGAATCATTAGCTAAACATTTATTTAGTTTAAAAACAATTCCAGGAGGTGCTGGTAATACCGGCATGAATGTCCCAACTGACTTTTACGGCTTAGCAGATATAGGAACAGCGAGAGGTGGCTCAAAAGGTACTGAGATGGGTAGAGGAGAATATCTGATACCATTATTATTTGATAGAGGAGAATTAGGAGGCGCTAACGCAACTCATGATGTTACTATTAATGGTAAAGGCTGGCACGTTAAAGAACTAAAGAATAAAAATACATATATTAGATTAGGTAAAAATACCTTTGCTGATTCTAAACTAGCCAGTACATTAGGTAGAGTATTAGGCGGAAAATCAAAAACAGAATTTGCATTAACTACAGTAATTGCTGATGGTATGGTTAGAGATGGCGTAATAGAAGCATTAAATAATGAGTATGGTGGTATTGAAAATGATTATGATGCATTAATAAAAATACAATCTGAATTAGATATTGAAATGAAACGAGATGGTATTGCAGATGGAGATGGCCAAGGTGTAATATTTTATGTTGCCTCAGAACAAAAAGTATGGTTTGTGCCAACGGAGGAGTGTGTTTGTGGCGGTGGAACGCAAGGAGCACATACAGTTGGGATGTCACATTCTGGTCGACCAGAAGGTAAATTTGCAACAGAAGCTAGAAAAATAGGATAAAATTTGAAAACGCAATTATTATGCACTTTTGCACATAAAAGAGATTTGGAGTTGGTAGCAGATTATGTGTCAAAGTCATACATTATCTCAGAAAAGAGATTGTTTGTATTTGAGGATGCAAATAGCAGAGCAGATTTATACGTAACTTATAACGTTGAACCAGATGATTATGGTAAAACACCAAATACCATAATGATACATAGAAAAAAAGAAACAAATACATTGTATACGGTAAATGCATTGAATGCAATTATCAGAAAAACAAATAACGGTGTGTTAGATAAAAAGTTTATTATTAATTGGCCGGTATACGAAAATTCATTAATGCTAAATGACGGAAATGATGTGCGACATATACATTTAAATTTATACAAAAGAATTGATTTATAATTAGGATAATTAAAAAATATTCATTATATTTATATTAAATAAAAAGAGCAAGTTATGGCAGATGTATGGACAGCAAATTATACTTTATTTAAATCAGGTGATATTATCACTGAAGCCCAAGTACGTGAAGAATGGGCTCTTTGGTTCGGTTATCCTGAATCATTAATAGATGTATTTTTAATAGCAGATGGTGTAGATAAAACAAATGCATATTTAGAATTAATACAAGTACCATGGAGAGTATCTGGAATCAATACCGTGTCTAGTGTTAAACAATGGACAATAGCTTAACAAATAACAAATAACAAATAAATTTAAACTTTTTTCAGAAAACCTTTGGTAGAATGAAATAAGTTTCTTATATTAGCAAATAATAAATAACCATTAATAATTAAAAAGGAAAAAAATGGCAATTAATTTAGACGCGATTAAGGCAAAACTTAATCAATTACAAACGACAGGCGCTCGCCGAGACAATCTATGGAAACCAGAACCTGGTAAACAAGTAGTAAGAATTGTTCCTTATCAACATGATAGAAACAATCCATTCCAAGAACTTTATTTTCATTACAATTTAGGTAAGAAAAATTATCTATCTCCAGTGACTCATGGCAAGCCAGATCCTGTAGTAGAATTTTGTGAAAAGCTTAAAGCATCTGGTAATTCAGATGAATGGAAGTTAGGTAAGCAAATGGAACCTAAAATGAGAACATATGTTCCGGTATTGGTTCGAGGTAAAGAGTCTGAAGGCGTAAAAATGTGGGGCTTTGGTAAAAATGTATATCAAGAGCTTCTAGGCTTCATTACAGACCCGGATTATGGTGATATTACCGATGTATCCGGTGGCCGTGATATTGTAGTTGAGTTTACTCCGGCAGAAGGTGCAGGCCAATATCCTAAAACATCGATCCGTGTTAAGCCTAATGTAACGGCTATGACAGAAGATCGTAATGTCGCAGAACGTGTTGCAAAAGAGCAACCAGATTTAGCAGTTATATTTAAAGAGCCATCATATGATGATCTTAAAGCTGCATTAGAAACATATCTGAATCCAGATGCAGTTGCATCAACAGAAACAGTTACACCCGCAAAAGCTCCAGAAGCAGCTCCAGCCGGCGTCAATAAAGTAGATGATGTATCTGCGGCATTTGACGAATTATTTAACGACTAAAAGGTTATAAATGGCAAAGTCAAAAACAAAAAGTGAGCTAGCGGATTCCCTGGCCGTAGAATTAGCTGATAGTCTTAATAAGAAATTTAAGAATACAGGATATCAAACTGCATTTTTCTTAGATGGTGATACAAAGGCTCCTAGTGAAGTACGTGGCTGGGTAGGTAGTGGATCATCAATGCTCGATCTTGCAATTTCAAATCGTAAAGGTGGTGGTTTTCCAGTAGGGAGAATATCAGAAATTACAGGATTAGAAGCATCTGGTAAATCACTATTAGCAGCACATGCATTGGCAAATTGTCAAAAAGAAGGCGGCTTAGCGGTTTATATAGATACTGAAAATGCAATTAGTAGAGAGTTTCTAGAAGCAATTGGACTTGATCTTAATAAGATGTTATATGTTCCATTAGAAACTATTGAAGATATCTTTGAAGCAATTGAAAGTATAGTTGTAAAAATACGAGAATCTAGTAAAGATCGTTTAGTTACAATTGTAGTAGATTCTGTAATGGGTGCTTCTACAAAAATTGAAATGGCAAAAGAATTTGATAAAGATGGTTATGCAACTAGTAAAGCCATCATTTTATCAAAAGGTATGCGAAAACTTACTAACATGATAGGTCGTGAAAAGATTTGTTTAATATTTACAAATCAATTAAGAACTAGATTGGGAGTAGCGTTTGGCGATCCTTATACTACCTCTGGTGGTAAAGCTATTCCATTCCATGCCTCGGTACGGTTACGATTAAAATCAGTTGGTCAAATTAAAGTTAAGAAAGACGGAGTCGATCAGGCTATCGGAATTAAAACTAGATGCCAAGTGGTTAAAAACAGAATGGGCCCGCCATTAAAAACTGTTGATTATGATATCTATTTTGAATCAGGTATTGATAATTACGGTGGATGGCTAAACATTATGAAGCAATTTAAGTTAGTAGCAACGGCAGGAGCGTGGTATACATTTACTAGAGCAGATGGTTCAGAAGTTAAATTCTTATCAAAAGATTTTGAAAAGAAATTAGATGAACTTGACGGTCTTAAAGATGAGATATATACTCAAATCTGCGAATCCTATATACTTAAATATAAGCCAGGCGAGGATATCGGAATAGATGATGTTACGATTACAGAAGAATTTGTTAACGAAGAAAGCTAATGAATTCTAAATATCTTAACATACTACGAGAAATGGAAAAGGATCGTGAGCAAGGAACGGAGTCAAGTAAAGACAGCCATCTTTTAATTATTGACGGACTGAATACATTCATTAGAGTGTTTTCAGCCGTTCCGGCTCTAAATGATGATGGACAACATATTGGAGGGGTAACAGGCTTTTTAAGGTCTGTTGCTGCCAATATCCGTCAGTTAAAACCTACTAGATGTGTAATTGTATTTGATGGTAAAGGCGGATCTAAACGACGAAAAGCAATTTATCCAAATTATAAAGCCAACCGCGCAAATAAAACAGCATTTAATAGATAT